GGCAGTCTGAATGTAAGCCATTTATGCGCTCCTCTGCTTCATCTCTCGCAACGCGTGCATGTTGACGGCAAGCCCGGGAACGCTCGGTGGATTCCCAGTCTTCCGAGTGGACTTGCTGCGAACATTCAAGTTCGACGCGTCTTCGCGACGCTCGAGGATTGTCTCAATCTTGGCTCGCAAATAGTCCGCGCTCTTGTCCTTGGCGTCCGGAATTTCCTCCCCCGCGGCCGCAACCAAAATGTCATGCTCAGACTGTCCTCTGGTCTCGAAGTCCTTCGGAAGAAGATCGCGAACGAAGACAAGAAGTTCAGCGCGCTTTTCCGCCTTCTCCTCCATGTCGTCTTCGTCATCCTCGGCTTTCTCCCCCTTGCCCTTCTTCTTCATCTTGGTGGAAGAATCGTCATCGTCATCTCCCTTCTTCTTCATCTTCTTCTTCATCTTCTGCCCGTCTTCGTCATCGTCGTCGGCGGCCTTCTTCTTGCCGTCTCCCATGCGAAGCTCGATCTCGGAAAGTCGCTTTTCAAACGACTCCCCCTGTTTCTCCAACAGCTTCTCGAACCGATCGACAAGATTGTCCTCCGCTTCGGACCGTGCCTTTTTTTCCTGAGCTTCTTCGGTCATCATCTGTCGAACCAAAATCGCCACTTGTTTCTCGTCCACTTGTGGATCCCCCCTATTGTCCTCGCCCTGTACGATGTCTTTGCCTCGGACCATTCGCTCCCGAACCATCCGATTGACGATTTTCATTTCCCGTGTGACTGCATCGTCATCCGCGGGAATGTTCACAATCGACCACTCCAACAGATCGTGCTGCCCAGGTTGGTTGGGAGTCGGACGAACTCCGATCGAAGCCCCCCGCAACACCTTTTGATCCCATGCATTCCGGACTGCGTACGCGAATGAATCATTCTCGAGAAAGGTGAACTCGGCTTCCAGTCCCTTGTTCGTCCATGTCAGGGTTTCCGTCCTGCCAACGGGAATCTGCCATCGATCGTGGCCGTATTGAACAATGGGATTGCGCAAATACTGCTCCAAGTTCATGTTGCGCAAGTCCACTGGCTCTCCGTCTCCAACATCGTTGTTGACGGCAATCACGGCCCTTCGAATCTCTCCGTCCCGTTCGAGATGCTCCGCCCGAAGCCTGACTTTCAGCGAACATGCAGACATGCAACCTCCCTCAACTCGCCCAAATATAGAGGAAACCTATGGCGCTAGTCAACATGGAAATTAAAGCCTATTCAAAAATCCACTCGCGGATCCTCCAAGGTCTCCTTGGGACTCGGAGAGAATGGAGGCGAGCGAGCGTCCTGAAACTCAAGCGGCATCAATTTCTTCCATTCCGTCAGGAATCGTTCGTCCGACTGCTCGAGAATCCATCGACAAACAGCAACTCCATTCCATCCCGAATGCACATTGATGTCCTGTCCGTCCACCGTCAATCCAGGCGAAGCCGCGTGACTGCTTGCGACATCGACATAAGAGGCGGTCCCCCAAAAAATCAGCTTGTCCGCGTGCACATTGCAGAATGTTCCATCGAGATGACTGATTCTGTGCGTGGGTTCGAGATGTTCGTACAACCACGCTGTCCCTGACATGACCACTAGTGCGGACCTTCCTTGTACATTTGATCCTTGCGAATTATCGGCGCCATCCGGACTTCATAGTCCCACAGGCTTTCCCCAGTTTCCTTCAAAATTGCTTTCAGATCATCATCGTGACGCATGGAGACCATCCCCGATTTCTGCCACCATGCATTCCCTATGTCATCCGCAACAACCCAGTTCTTCCTCTGAAGCATTCCAAAGAAAACATCGACATACGCAATCCGCTTGGAATCCAGCCAAGACAAGGTCATGGCGTCTCCCTTGAGAAAGGATTCCGCGAGCATTGTCGCAAGTTCCTTGGGCCATGCATCCCCGCGAGTGGCAGGACTGCTCCCAGAAGCATGATAGGTCTTTCCGGAATACTGTCCGCGGTATGTCCGGGACAGTTCGTCACGGAAGCCAGCTTCCGACTTCTTTGCGTTCACTACCCGCGCTGGGAGTCCACTTCTCTCTCCTTGCCAAATCGCAGCCCTCCTCTTTTCAGCTTTCTTGACCTTCCTCCAAAACAGTTTCACCAACGGAGTGTCAAACCCAACAAGAACATTCTGCAAATGATGAAAGTACTCGTGTATGTCCGTCCCATTGTCCGGGATGGCCTTGCTTCGCAGCGCATACTGGAACCATGAATACTGAGCGCGATCCATCGACTGCTGCACTTGCACAGTCAACGCGCCATTGGCTTTCTTGACAATGTGTTCCGGAACATATTGCCGAATGTTGTTCTGAACTGTGGCGGCCCCCGTCCCCGCCATCTTGGGTTTGGTCGTTCCTATGAAGCTCCCAATCTCCTTCTCAAGCTCCTCTCGGAAGATCAAGGATATCTCGCCGGACTTCACCTTTGCCAACCTGTCCGCCCCTATGCGCGCGTCGTCATACTCCTTGAATTTCCAAAACAGCGTCTTCTGCCAATTCGGCCATCCCGCATTCGGAGCGGACTTGTACCCCCACCAATCCGCAATGTCCTTGAACTTGGGCATGTTCGCTTGCCCATGCTGCTTGCGAAGATCAACATACATCTTCCGAAATTCATCCCGACTCTGAACCGCTTCCCTGCGCTTTGCGCGATAACGCTTCAAATTGTCGTTCAAGTCCGGATCGTTCTTGACCCTCTCCATCGCACGCTTCCGAACAACGGCTCCAAGCTTCTCGTACTTCTCAACATCAAAATTCCCGTCCTTGAAAAGTTCGTCCGCAGTCAATGCCTTGGGAGGAGGCTTCGGCTTCGGCTTCGGAACAGGAGGAACAACAGGAGAAGTCTTGGGCTTCGGCTTCGGAGGAGTCGGAAGCGGAGGCTCCTTCAACCGAGTGATGTCCGACTTCGACAAAACAGCGGAAGCAACACAACGACACTGAATGTCGTTCCCAGGATGCCCAGTGTCCTTCGGAGGACTGTCCCAACGAAACATCCTCCCATTGTTGGCCTGGTGTGTCGGACGAACCCTCTGATCATCCGCAGTCAACCATCGATAGCGAGCAACTCCAATCTCCTGTTGGCGCAACTGATTGAGCTGTCCAATCATCTTGCTGTTCTGATCCCGAGTCAGTCTCCGAACATTGTACCCCGAACTCTTGTAGTTGTTCTGCAACAAACCCATCAACTCCCGTTGGTCAAACGGCTTGTCCGTGAACGTCTTCAAAATGTCCTTCTTGAGATTGTCGTGAGCAGTTGTCGGAATCGTCTTGATCAAGTCCACATTCTGAGAAACGCGACGCTCCATGTACCCCCGAACGCTCGCCTTCGAAATGTACGGACCAATGTCAACTCCCAATGCAGTCCGGAAAGTTCGCTTGACTCGATCCCGATGCTGACCCTCAATCCTGTCAAGCTCCCGTTGAATCTCCTCAATCGGAATCCCCGCAACCTGCATGGCAGTGTACTTCTTCGCAACCTGATCCGCATACGCAAGCGCCTGCGCCGCCGCAGAAGCCTGCGCAAGTCCCTTCCGCAAGTCCACATAGAACGGAACCAGCATCTGTTTCCGGATCAATTTCTCGTAGGAGCTCGAGTCCTTCTTTAGAGCCTTGACGGGAGGAACCTGTTTCACTCGAAGTCTTCGTCCTCTTCAATCGGGAAATCNTCCGGCCCTTCAAGGAACGGATCCTCCATGGGGTCCTCCTGCTCCGGAGCGCTCCCCGCAAGATCTCCAAAAGGTTCGTGGCCGCTCAACTGACTGCGTCCTTCGTCCTCATCCATCATCCCTCCGTCAATCGTCTCACGCAACGCTTGCACGCGTGCAACCGCAGCCTGCATCTGGTCAAGCTCTGGGACAACCGCGAGCGAAGACCAATGGTATGGGACAGTGTCTCCCAACCCTCCGCTTCTAAACATGATCTCGTCGATCATGCGGTACGGACGCCTCCATGTTCGAACCCTCTCCGCCTCCAAGGTCATGACATAATTTCGCATGTCTCCCTCTCCCGTCGCGTTCATCCCAACGGGGGAAGTGCCCCAAAATCGAGTCAACGGAATCCGACACGCAGCGGCAACCCTTCTCGCGGACCTGTCCATCAAGTCCGCAATCCCCTGAAATTGCACAGCGACTCGATTGAATTCATCCTCTTGATCCAAAAGCAGAAGACGAAAGTTCGACTTCAACCGATTGATCTGCGAAGCCATGTCCCTCGGATCAATCTCCCCCGTCGCCCGCCCCATGAACGAATCCTTCAATCCGTTGATTGACAGAACTGGGACGGAAGCCTCCTGCGTCAAGTGCGCTGCGGACTGTGCAATGCTAGCATCCTGCATGATCCCCTGAATGATTGGAACAAGAACGGACACTCCCCAATCCCTCTCATACAGCGTGAAATTGGAATCGCCAGGAGTCGTGATCCCGTCAAATCTCAAACATCTCGAAGCGTGCACATTCATCGACACTCCGTAGTTCGGATGAATCCGATACCTGGTCGCTTGCCCATATGTTGGAGAGAACAAGTCCATGTCGTATTCAAGAATCGAAGCATCGTAACGGCCAAACACTCGAATGGAGGAAACATCCCCTTCCCGAATTTGGTCCATTTGCAACGGACTGTTCATGTCGTGACGATCCATCATGAAAATCATGAGCGAACTTCCGAACAGCCGTGATGCAATCAACGCTTCGTGCAATCGTTCGTCAACGCAAAATTCTTCGTAGTGGTCGTTGATTTCCTCTGCTTGTTCGTCTCTGTCTGTCTCGAACTCCCTGTCCGTGAGAAACATGTCATCCACACGCAAGCGAACAGCATGATCCGCAACCCATGATTGAACCACAAGAATCTCCAACGGAGTCCGAGTGACAAATCTCGTGGGAAGAAACCCCGCCCCTTCGCTCTTGTCCAACTCCGTGCCCATTCCACTGGAAGCGTTCATGATGCCGCCATGCGTCAATCGACTTTGGTTCGCGTACGCGCCCGCGGGATCCCTCTGTCGGGATGTGAATGTGTTGGCTATTCGCTTGAAAATGCTCATGGTTCAATCGATCGCGGATGATGCGGAAGCGGAAGCGGAGTGGCCACATGTCGCAACATCCCCGCTCAGAACAATCGGCTTCCCGTTGATTGTCGAACTGGAGGATGCCCCTGTAGTGGCGTTGCAGTGAATTGCGATGTCCGGACAAGGGGGATGCGGACTGACTGCATCGCCAATGAGGGCGATTGGAGTTCCGTTGATTGTGGAGGATGCGCTTGCTTGAATTGCGCCTGGACCAACTGAGTCTCCATTGAGCGCGATCGTTGGCATTGCACTCCCCCTTCAAAACAGCGGCATCGATGTGTGATCACTCGGATTGCATCTTGCACAAAACGACCATCCGAATCAATCAGATGCACTTTCCTTGTTTGTTGGGTCTGAGTTGGGGTTGTCTTCCAACAAGCTGACCAACAGGTCGAACGCTTCCGACTTGGTCATTCTGGCTTTGATTGTGAACTTGCGTCCGTCAGGCAATGTTGTTTCCCTGACTGTCTGCTTGTCGGTTTCCTCATTCACAAGCTGTTCCTCAATCTAGATGTCCGGTTCCAGTTTCCGCAGCACCTGGATCATTGCCTTGTTCGTGAAGCGGAAGTGTTCGAAGTCTTTTGCATTGAACATAAGTTTGCCAGCACCTGCTTTTTTCAGCTGCGTCTCGCACTCCCGCACAAGGTCATGGATCGAATGACTGTCAGGCGCCAAGTCGGCCGGCGTCTCCATGGCGTCAAGCAACGCTGGCAATCCCATACGGATTGAGTGTTTTGGTTCTGTTTCTAGCAGCTGCATCATGTAGGCAAGCCTGTAGACGAAGCGCAACATTTGGTTAGGAAGTGCTTTGAAATGTCTCTTTTGCAGGCGGTAGTTGTCGAACAGGTCTTGTCCAAGAATTTCAACGGACTGCCGGATTGCGAGCATGACCCGCTCTTTCATAATGTCCGTTTCAGTTTTTGGCACTGTAATGCTCCCAGATGCGCTTGTAGTCTTCGACGCGGTCCGGACACTCCCACGGCGCTAGATAGTCCACTGTTCGTTCGACCGGATAGCCTAGCGAGCGGTCTATAAATGTGTGTCGAACTGTCCCGCTCTTAATGTCTCGAACCTTGTTCCACTCCTTGCGGCTCGGAAGTCCCACATTCGACAGGTTCTTGCGCGTCCACACAATCCGCCCGTTTTGGTCGTACCATGTGTCTCGGTCGTTGCTTTGCAGTACATAGAAGCGGCCGCCCATGTACATTGCAATGAGTTCCTCGAGCGAGAGCCCGATGGCAATGGCGACCATCACGTCAATCTCAAGCATTGCCCACCGGCGAGCATAGTCTGTCCGGAGTGGACTGTCCCAAGTCCATTCTCCGCCGACATAAGGAGGCAGTCTCGGATCGTCACTCGCCCATCCGTATGTGCAATGACTTGTCATTGTTCCCTCGAATGAATATGGTCAGGGCGACAGGATTCGAACCCGCAACTTCGTGAATCAGGACACACACGCGCTCTGCCATTAAGAGCTACGCCCTGTTGTTTGGTCAGGGCAGTCGGATTCGAACCGACGACATCGAGAGGCACCGACACTCCCGTGCTCTTCCGTTCTGAGCTATGCCCTGTTGTTTGGTCTGGGTGACAGGATTCGAACCTGCAACTTCGTGAGCCAAGACACACACGCGCTTTGCCGTTAAAAGCTACACCCAGAAACTGCATAAATGTGGTCAGGGAGGCGGGACTCGAACCCGCGGCCTGCGGATTCCAAGTCCGCCACTCTGCCAACTGAGCTACTCCCTGAATGGACAGGGTGACCGGATTCGAACCGGCTGCCTCGAGCATCCCCCAACGCCCGTACTCTGCCAATTGAGCTACACCCTGTTGCAACAACTCTAAAAAAATCCCCTCGTCCGAGTGCCAGCTGGATAAGCCAACACCTGCGAATCGCGATGCCAATACGGCGGACGAACAGGCAACAAAACAGGCACAGAATCACAATCGCACGCGCTCGCAGGAACCGTCCGAAGCAACCTGCCGTCTCGACAAACAGCAAGCGAACTGTCGCCCGCCTCCGCNGAAATCCCCCATTCCCGCACGCGCCCATATCCCTGCGCACGCAACGCGCCCACATGCGTGATGTGCTTGTCCAACAAACTCTGAATGACGCGCCGGTCACCAACGCAATGCCACCAAACACACTCCGCAACGACCATCGAAATCGACTTCATCATGTCCTTCCAAGGACCGCCCCCAGTGTGAACCTTGCGCTTCATGTGGTGAAAGTCCACGCCATCTCGCTTGCGCACGAACTTGCCCTTCCTGCCCTCGCCCGCATGCTGCAAGTCGCTTGACATGAACACCCTCGGCTCGAAATCGGAAACAGCAACGGGAACAGCATCGAAGTCAATGACAGGAGCGGACTTGCCCCTGCTCACGGACTGATCGAAGTTGCCGTTTTCACGCAAAGCGGCATACAGAACAATCCCGTCCAAATTGAGAGGGTTGTTGACCGCAACAGGCGCAGCCAGCTTCGCCGTGACTCGAAGCAGACGCATCACGCAATGCTCATGCACATCTGTTCGCAGNCNGCNATGTTCTTGCCGTTGTCCAGCCATTCCTGCCAAGGCCTGGAATCGCCATCATGCGTTGTCTTGCAGCGTCCCATGCCGACAGCCCCCTTGGCTCCAAGAGCTCGAACTCGATCAAGCCCCCAAGCTATGCAGGACCGCTCCAAGTCAGTTGCCGTGGATGCAAATATGATCTCGCTGGTCAATGTCGTTCCAGCGAGAATGGTCTCGAAAGTGTGCGGCATCGGCTTCTGGTCCTTCATGTCGCGCCGCCCCTTGTCGGGAAGTCGCACATGCCCAATGTCCGCTTCGACAGTTGCCAACGATTGCTTGGAAACNCGCCCCGTCAACTGCCNTGTCTCCAACAGAACAGGCCAGCANATTCCGATCTTTGCGGTGCCTTCCAGCATCCACTTCTGCATTGCGGAACCAAACGCGCTCAATGCAGGACAAGCCTCTCGGATCTCNCTGATCCGATCGGTGTTGACCGTTGCGTCATGCCCTGTCAAAAGNCCTCCATTGGCAAGAATCGCATAAATCATGTCATGCTCAGGAGGAGGCANCATGCGGTTCGCCCACATGCGCTTGAGCAGGTCGCGCATGATGATTCNCCGCAACTTGCCACGCAGCGAGTTGCCGCTAAGCGCTGGAATCTCAAGCACGATCCCACCGTGCCACACCGGAAATCTCCGAAGTCCAGTGTGGTTGCCGTCAGTGCCGCGCCCATCGAACCCAGAATGGATCAAGGGCGACTTGAGCTTGAAGTCAACTATCATTTTGTGCCTCTCTTTTCTTTCATTTGCTCAAAAGCCAACGCATGCAGCAGTGTCGTTCGCGCCCGTATGGACTCGCTCACTGCGTTCATCTCCGCAGTGTCCATGGCGGCAAGACGCTTCGAAACAGCCCCCGCGCTGGTCACGCCAGTTCCAACTTCGCCCATCAAGTTGGACAGCGCATCGGGAAGAGGAAGACGCGAAAAACGCTTTATGCGCGACTCGAAGTAGCCTCCCCAAAATCGGATCCCCTGGTCAACCCTGAACGACGAGCCAAAGGCAATGTCGGCAAGCAGCTCGATTGCAGTGTGGTCGCTTGGCGGTAGTGGCATGGATGTCTCCCTGTCTGCCATTGTCTTGTTGTCGTAGTCCACAGGCAGCGCATAGACAATCAAGTCAAGCGCCATGGACTTCTGACGGAATTCCGCCAATGCCAACTCGGCGGTTTCAATTGTTTTGCGATGCGCCGTCAACAGCTTCGGAGGATAATGCCCGGACGCAATGTGCCCCTTGCGAGCGCCAATGTCTCGCAACGCAACGACTGCCGCCATGACGTCCTCTCGATGCTCGAACACAATGCATCGCTCGTCTGCGCCAATGCGCCAAATGCCGTCGCCAGACCAACCAGCATGCAGCATGTGCTGCTTCTTGCGGCTTGTCGCCCAGCTGGCAACAAAGGGCTTGTCTGGGCGTTTGTTCAAAAGCTCCCACCAATCCGCTTGCTGCAACACATTGAACTTCCCGCATTCAATCACGAACGATGTCATTCGAACCGGCCGCGGCTTGCGACTGGAATGCCCTCCGGTTGCGTATTTGCATCCCTCGCAAATTGCATTGACGCCAGGAGATGCAAGGCGCGACCATCGATTGAACATGTTCCCAAGCGCCTTCATGGTGCAAGCCGTCTCGAACGGAGACTCCCCGCAGACAGCGCAAGGGCCGCCATCGCCTCGAGCCTCAACCCCAAGCGCACGCGCGAGCGCGTGAAGCGGATTACCAGAATTCTCTGAATTCAGGGTAGTAGGCATTTTCATGTCGTGTCTTGTCCCCGAGATGTTTGTGGGAAGTCATTGCGGACATTCGAAGCATGTCCCGCGGAATGGCGCCGTTGAAGTTCATCGCATAGATCGGATGAACAGGCAGCTCGTTCGCGGCAAGACACGCCCATATGTCGCCGACTTTCCAGTTGATGAGAGGAGCGCATGTACGGATCGTATGCTGCCCATAAACTCTGAGATAGCGCCTTCTGTCGCCACTTTCCTCCGCCCGAATGCCAAAGAAATAGCAATGTCCAAACATGTCGACGGCCTCCGCAAAGCCTCGCTCCAAGCTGCCTGACAGATGAAAGCCACCCGCGTTGTTTGGTTCAAGATCCACCCAGACCTTCACACAGCGAGCACGAGGGTGCGCTTTCATGAACGCGTGCCGAACCGCAGAGCAGTCGGGATTCGTCAGCTTGTGCCAAATTGTCACAAGCGGCCATTCAGGAACAATCTGCTGTGCCAGCGAAGCCAGCACCGTGCTGTCCTTGCCCCACGAGACGCCAACATACCCACGCTTCCCCCTGGCCCATCGCGCCATTGTGGTCTCTGCCTCATCCAGCATGCGGCGATAGCGAGCGGTGTTCGACCAAGCAATGTCGCCAATGGCCTCCCTGTCCCAATGCGGCAAGTCGGCGGGGCGGTGCCGCGGTGAATGCAAAGGACGATGCGGGGGCGTGCAAGCGTTCATGGAGTTTCCTCGTCAATCCCCTCCCAGCTGGGCGGAAAGTCAACCCGCGCACGGTGTTGCCCCCTGCGCCCGAAGTTGCCGTTCAACTCGCAAGTGTACTTGCCGTTGCGCCATTGGAACAATGCGCCCGTCACAATCGACTCGTCTTGCGCATGGGGAGCGCCCATCTCTGCAAATCGCCTCCCGAGCGGCGTGAGTTCTCCCTTGCCGTTGAACGGATCGAAGCTTGGCTTGAAGTCGACTTCGTAGCGCACAAATCGCATTAGCACAGCGTCCAACTCCTCCCTCTCAACAACTCGCTTGATCGTGACGGGATTGTCGCCATCGAACACAAGCCGCAGATCGAGATGCTTGACAAAATACCATCCTGGTCCTTCCCCCGTTTTGCAGTCAATCGCTTGACACAGTCCCTTCAGGACAATCAGTCCCATGCGGACGCGTGCCTTTCTTCAACTTCCTGAATGCGAGCTGACTGACTTTTGCGCCATCTTCGATCATCCCAGCAGGAAGCGCCCATGCCGCATATCCCACTGCAAGCGAAACGCGAATGCGCTCGTATGGACATTCGATTTCACTGAATTCGATAGCCTCCACTTTGAACCTCCTGCCCTCTCCGCGCGCGAGCGGCTGCGGACTTTTGTGACAGGTGCTTCATGTAGCAGACCTGGCATCTCTGCCCGTACTCCGGGATTCGACTGTCCCGCGGGCTGCAACACACAACGCAGAAGCCCTTGCGCTTTGCCTTTTCCCTTGCTTCACTTACAGGCATCCGTCTTCCCTCCAATCCATACAGACCAACCGTTGAACTCGGCAACCTTGTGATGCTCTATTCCGTCACGCCGCTTCGGGCGGCGATCTTGGCTAGTCTCTTTTGGCGATGCTCCTCGTTCTTGCATGTCTTGCACAATCCGATGATCCCGCGCCGCAGCGTGCGAGCCAGGTGATATTCCGTGTGAGGCTTCTCGATTCCGCACCTGTTGCATTTGTAGATTCCTTCTTGGACAGGGTAGTTGTTGGCCCACTTGGCGGCATATTGTTCGCAAGCCATGCAAGTTCTAACCACGCCTGTCTTTGTGTAGACAGATGTTCGGAAAGCTGTGTGAGGCAGGACCTTGCGACAAGTCCTGCAATCGTAGTCTCCTGGCTGTGTTTGTGCGTAGCGCCGTCTTTCACGATCGACTTCCCGCGTGCAGTCCTTGCATCGAGAATTCAGTCCGTTGAAGCGCGATCTGTCTCTGTGAAACTCCGTCCACTGCTTGACTGTCCTGCATCGACTGCAACGATAGTCTCCCTGTCTGGGAGGAACCACATTGCGCTTTCTGTATCGGCGG